ATTGGTCTAGTACGTCGTGCTATGCCTAACCTAATGGCATATGACATTTGCGGTGTTCAACCAATGACAGGACCAACCGGCTGGATTTTTGCAATGAAATCAAACTACGGTTCAGACAGAACTCTTGCAGGTCGTACAGAAGCATTGTACAATGAAGCTAATACTGCATTCTCAAGCTCAGGCCAAAATGCAGAAGGCAATAACCCAGTATTTGGTACATACAACACTGGCAATGCTACAATGACAGCTTCAATGGAAGCTCAAAGCGATTTTGCAGAAATGTCCTTCTCTATCGACAAGACAACAGTTACTGCTAAGTCAAGAGCATTGAAAGCAGAATATACTGTTGAATTGGCACAAGACTTGAAAGCAATTCATGGGCTTGACGCAGAAGCAGAATTGTCCAACATTCTATCACAAGAATTCATGTTTGAAATCAATCGTGAAGTTGTTAGAACAATTTATAAAGTTGCAAAAGCAGGTTCACCCGCAACAGCAACAGCAGGTACATTTGACCTAGACGTTGACTCCAATGGTCGTTGGTCTGTAGAACGCTTCAAAGGTCTTCTATTCAATATCGAACGCGATGCTAATCACATTGCACAAGATACTCGTAGAGGCAAAGGCAACTTCATCGTTTGCTCTGCAGACGTTGCAAGTGCATTAGCTATGTCTGGTGTTCTAGACTATACTCCAGCTCTTTCTACAAACTTAAATGTAGACGACACAGGCAATACATTCGCAGGCGTTCTAAATGGTCGCTTCCGTGTTTATATTGATCCATATTCTGCAAACCTAGGAGCTGCTAATCAGTTCTACATGGTTGGTTATAAGGGTTCTAGCCCATATGACGCAGGTATGTTCTATTGCCCATATGTTCCTCTACAAATGGTTCGCGCAATCGATCCTAACAGCTTCCAGCCAAAGATCGGCTTCAAGACACGTTACGGTTTGATCGCTAACCCATATGTAACAGGTAGCAACGGTTATACACCAGATGCAGATTCATTCACAGCATCACGTAACCAATACTATCGTAAGACTAAGGTTATTAACCTAATGTAATCAACCGACAATAAGATCGGACTTTAAGGGGGAAGAAATTCCCCCTTTTTTGTCTTTGCACAGGCTATAAATATATAAGAGAAAAGGAACATTATGGCATATACGGCAAATATCAGTAACATACAAACTAATTTTATTAATTCATTACCTAAAACTTATGACTATCTAAGACCAAATGCTTTTAGATTTAGTGTAAAAGATTTGCCCCATGTTTCCTTTACTTGTCAATCTGCAAATATTCCAGACATTCAATTGGGATTTGCAACACAACCTACCCCGTTTATTGATGTTCCAACCATAGGTGATAAATTAAACTTTGGAGAATTATCGATAAGATTTCTAATATCCGAAGATATGTCTAACTATATTGAAATGTATAGATGGTTGGTGGCATTAGGCTTTCCGTCAAACTACAATCAATTTTCGAATTTTACCAAATCAAGACCTAGCAGTTTTCCCTTTGTTACTAATCAGGATGGAAGAGAAAGTGTTTTGGCATACTCGGATGCAACTTTATCTATTTTAGACTCGACAAATACGCCTAAAGTAAATATAATATTTAAAAATCTGTTCCCTATATCATTGCAAGCTCTTGATTTTGATATAGCGTCAGCCAGTGTAGAATATTTCACAGCGATCGCATCGTTCAAATATACTATTTTCGAAGTAGAACCCTTATAATATAACTTGGAGTTATTATGAATCAACCAAAAAAGAAAATTACCCCTATGGCTTTGCCTAAGGTTCCTTCACTCCCGAAGGTTCCTAATGCTGGCGGCACACCCCCTGCCGATCCAAATCAAAATAAATTGGAAGTTAAATTAGAAGATTTGCGTAAAGAAAGAATCTTTATTGCAACTCCTTGCTATGGCGGGCAATTAACTGAAGCATACTTCAGATCAACAATCCGATTACTTACATTCTGCAATCAACATCAAATTCCTATTGCATTTGGTACTATTGCAAATGAATCATTAGTAACACGAGCACGTAATGTTCTTGTTGCTTATTTCCTACAAAGCGATTTTACACGGTTAATGTTTATTGATGCGGACATTGAATTCCAAGTAGAAGATGTTATTAAACTAATTGCACATAATAAAGATGTTGCAGTTGGTGCATATCCTAAAAAGGGTGTTAATTGGCAACGTATTCGCGAAAGTGTTAGATTGAAAGATGATGCATACACCGATCAACAAATTGCATCTTTTGGTAGTGACTATGCTATCAATTTTAAATTTATTAATCGAGATGCAAAACAAATTGCTATTGAGCAAGGATTAATTCGACTACACGATGGAGCTACAGGCTTCATGATGATTAAGCGCGAAGTTATTGATAAAATGATTGAGGCATATCCCGAGTTAAAATATAATAACGATTTGAATACGCCTCCAGAATTGAATCCGCATTTCTATGCTTTCTTTGATACTATGATTGATCCCAAGGACAAACGATATTTATCCGAGGATTATACCTTTAGTCGTAGATGGCAAGATATTGGTGGAGAAATTTGGCTTGATCCATCAATCTCTTTGAACCACTATGGTTCGTTTAATTTCCAAGGCAATCCTCAGCAAATTATTCAAGTCGGCTAATTAAAGGCTTTATATTATGAAATTGACGGAGTTGCAAGACACTTGGGAACAAGATTGCAAAATCAATGAATTAAATTTGGGACAGGAGTCTTTAAAAACTCCTAACCTTCATGCTAAATATTTGAACATGCTATCTTCAGCCAGACTTAATCTTCGTAAAGCAGAATCCAGTTATCTTAATTGTCGACGCTTAAAGTATCGATATTACAGAGGCGAAATGACGCAGGCGGAACTTGAGCAAGAAGGTTGGGATCAATGGCAGGGAAATAAACCATTAAAAAATGAAATGGATGAATTTTTAACTGTTGATTCCGATCTTGTATCTCTTCAAGATAAAGTGGAATATTTTAAAACAGTACTATACCAATTAGAACAAATTATCCGTTCAATTAATAGTAGAGGTTGGGATATAAAAAATGCTATTGAATGGCAAAAATTTACTAACGGCATGATGTAATGTCAGATATCCAATTATCCAAAAAAGATGAAGTTTACCTTCGGGTAAAGTGTGAACCTTCCTTGGGGCAGGAATTAAATGATCACTTTTCATTTGATGTGCCCGGAGCCAAGTTTCATCCTTTATATAAGTCTCGTATGTGGGATGGTAAGGTTCGTCTTTATTCTTTATTTACTCAGGAATTATATGTTGGCTTAAAAAGCTATCTTGAAAGATTCTGTGAGGAAAGAGATTATACTATCGACTACTCTAATTATGTTGAGGAAGCGGATGCCGCAACTTATGATATAGTTAGAAAATTTTGCGAAGATCTTAATATCGGTTCAAATGGCAAACCTATTGAGATTCGAGATTATCAGATTGATGCAGTATTTCAATCTATAAAAGATTCAAGAAGATTATTGTTATCTCCTACTGGTTCAGGAAAATCTCTTATCATTTATTGTTTAATTCGTTGGCATGAGAGATACGATAGACGACAATTAATCTTAGTGCCAACCACTTCCCTTGTAGAACAAATGTATTCTGATTTTCAAGATTATTCTTGTTTAAATGGTTGGAAAGCATCCGAACATTGTCATCGCATTTACGGTGGTCACGAAAAATCAAATGAGTATAATGTCATTATTAGTACATGGCAATCATTATATAAATTGCCAAAAACTTTTTTTGCAAACTTTAAAACCATATACGGCGATGAGGCGCATAATTTTAAAGCAAAATCGTTAACAAGTATTTTAAATAAGTGCACATCTTCTCCCTTTAGGATCGGAACTACTGGTACATTAGATGGAACTAAAACCCATAAATTAGTATTGGAAGGTTTGTTTGGTTCAGTATATAAAGTTACTACGACAAAGAAACTTATTTCGGATAACACATTGGCAGATCTCGAAATTTATAATATAATATTAGAATACAACGACGAGATGCGCAAAGGACTAAAGGGTAAAACATATCAGGATGAAATGGATTTTATAGTCCAATATGAACCAAGAAATAAATTTATAAGAAATTTGGCAATTAAACAAGAAGGCAATACTCTTGTACTATTTCAGTATGTGGAAAAACACGGAAAAATATTGTTTGATCTAATACAAGAAAAAGCGGAAAACAGAAAAGTATTTTTTGTCTTTGGTGGCACAGACACAGATCAACGAGAAGATATTCGACGTATTACCGAATTGGAAAAAGATGCTATTATTGTTGCTAGCTATGGAACCTTCTCCACAGGAATAAATATTAAAAATTTGCATAATATTATTTTTGCATCTCCTTCCAAATCGAGAATTAGAAACTTGCAATCCATTGGTAGAGGATTAAGAACAAGCGAAACTAAAAAGAGCTGTAATCTATATGATATCGCAGATGATTTAACATGGAAAAGTAAAAAGAATTATACGTTACTTCATATGATTGAAAGAATTAAAATTTATAATGATGAGCATTTCAATTACAAATTAGTAAAGGTAAAAATATGATGGATAATCTTTACTACAAATATATAAAACTAGTATCGGGAGATGGTATAATTTGTACTACTCTAGATAACTATGAAAATTTATATGATTTAAAAACTATAAAGGTAACTAGTCCCGTAGTATTAAATCCTATACGCATCCCTAGGGGAGATGTGTTAGTAGAATCTTACATAATGTATCCTTGGTTTAGTTTTTCAGAAGAGACAGAATATACAATACCAACATCGCAAATTTTATTTGCGACGAATATTAAGGAAACCTTGAAGAAAAATTACTTAACTTATCTTTCTAACAGAGAAGATGAAGGTGATGATGAACTTATAGACGATGATGAATTTGAAGAAGATGAAGAACTTTTTAATGCACTTTTAAATACCCTAGGAGATGAAATACATGAAGACAAAGAAAATCAAGAATCCGGAGACGGATCTAATATTGGAAGAGTTGGCAGAGTTACAAGAAGACTCCACTAAAACTAAACAACCTGCGCATTACGTAGACAATAAAAAATTCTTAGCTGCTCTTATAGATTATAAGGCAAGTATAGATGCTGCCCGTGCAGAAGAAAAACCTATCCCACAGGTACCTAAATATATCGGCGAATGCTTTATAAAAATTGCTACTCATTTATCTTATAAATCTAATTTTATAAATTATACTTTTAAAGATGATATGATTTCAGATGGGATTGAAAATTGTTTAACTGCAGCGACAAAATTTGACCCATCCAAATCATCAAATCCATTTGCATACTACACTCAAATTATTTACTTTGCCTTTATTCGTAGAATACAAAAAGAGAAAAAACATCAGGCAACCAAATATAAAATTATTGAGAACTTAGATTTGGATTCTATTATTCAAAATAGCGATGATTCTGACGCAAGCAGACAACTTGTAGATTATTTGAAAAAACAATTAGACAATATTGATCCTGAGAAACGGGAAACTCCCTCAGAAACCAAAACAAGAAAAAGAAAATTAACAGAAAAAGATCAAACTATTGTTGACTTCATGAGCTAAAGACTATATAATAGACCATATTAACAACTAAATACTTTATATTATGAATGATTCTAAAAAAGAAGTCATGCTTATTCTTCAAGAAGAATGCGCAGAAGTAACACAAGCAATTTCAAAATGTTTACGCTTTGGAATAGATGGCGAATATAATGGTGCTACTAATCGGGAAAGATTGACTGAAGAAATTGGTGATCTTATAGCAATGATTGAACTATGCTACGATAACGACATTGTAAATTACTTACAAGTCAAAGAAGCACAGCATAGAAAATTTGATAAACTAAAAAAATGGTCTACAATATATGAAACTGAAAATATCTGAATTATTTTATAGTATACAGGGTGAGGGTCGCTTTATGGGCGTCCCTTCCATCTTTTTAAGAACCTTTGGTTGCAATTTTACTTGCGGTGGTTTTGGAATGCCAAAGGGGCAAATGAGTGAAGAAAGGTCAAAAATAAATGCAACATCTTTTAAGAATTATCGGGATCTTCCTTTGGTCGATACTGGGTGCGATAGCTACGCTAGTTGGGATGTCAATTTTAAGCATCTTAGTCCCGTTATGGACATTCAAAGTATCGTTACAAGAATATTGGCAGAATTACCGCACAAGGAATGGAGAGACGAGCATTTAGTAATTACTGGGGGCGAACCTCTATTAGGATGGCAAAAAGCATATCCTGATTTATTGGAATATAAAGGAATGCAAGATCTTGCCGAGCTTACTTTTGAAACTAATGGTACTCAAATGTTAAGTGCAGATTTTGAGGAATATTTATTCCAAGATTGGACTAGGTTTGGTCGCAGATATAGTAATCTAACATTTTCGGTTTCTCCCAAATTATCTGTATCTGGGGAGAAATGGGAAGACGCAATTAAACCAGATGTTGTGTCCCAATATCAAAGTGTAGGTTACACTTATTTAAAATTTGTAGTAGCAACAAAAGAAGATGCAGAGGAAGCAGAGCAAGCAGTAAATGAATATCGTAAAAAAGGTTTTGGTGGGCCTGTTTATCTTATGCCTCTCGGTGGCACCGAGCGGTTGTACTCTCTTAATAATGGCGCGG